GTAGAAGTAAGTACACCATCTCTGGTAGCAATGTCTACACCATCAAAGGTACTGTTGGTTGTCACGGCTCCAGTTAAGGCTCCACCAGCTTTGGGCAAGGCAGCGTTGGCTACCGCAACTGTAGCAACTATAGCATTAGCACTAGCCTTCATCTGAGTATCAATCAAGTCCATATCTGTATTGACTTTAGCTCCCCAAGTGTCCTCTGATGCGCCTACCTCTGGCTTAGTTAAGCCGTAATTAGTTGTAGTTGAATCTGCCATTTAAATAATCCTATTTGTTAATTTTTTACAAGGTTGTCCAGGTTGCAATATCTGTTGGCTTAGTAGCCCACGTTGCTACATCAATCGGTAATGGCTCGTATTTATATCGACCCGTTGCTGTCATGCCTGACACCGCTTGAATAACTGCCGAACCGCCCATCTTTGCTGTACCATTTGCTGTAACACTTGATACAACCTCAATTACTGCGCTTGCAGACACCGCAAATACGCCTGTAGCCGTTACAGTGCTTACCGCCTCAATAGACGTTTGGCCCTGCCCTATGTCCTGTGCAGAAGCCGTTACAGTGCTTACAGCGTTAACTACTGCGCTGGCGTGACCAAACTTCTGACCATTTGCCGTAACGCTTGATACTGCATCAATCTCAGCACTAGCTTGAGCAACACGTTTAGCAGCAGCAGCAACCGATGATGCCGCATTAATAACAACAGCAGCATCTACATAGGCAGCCTGCCCATAAATGTTAATGCCATAATATGCTGCGCCATAACCATTCATTGCTAAGTGAGCGTTATGTCAAATTCGCCTGCCTGGAACCGAAACACATCACCACTGCCAATCGCCTTACTCGCTGTTAACGCATTTTCAGCAAGCATATTGCCACTTGATGCCGCGTCTAATACAGCCGTATGTGTGATGGTTCCCCAACTACCTGTAGCCGTTGGAAACTCGACTGCACTTGTGTTGTCGATAGCACCACCAGAAGACGCATCAAAGGCCATTGCTTTTCGCGTGTAGCCATTGCCCGATACTTCTGTGCCTGTACCGCCTGCGCCTGTGGCTGATGTGTACAACCCAATGTAAACAGTAGAGGGTGGTGTGTATGCCGCATTGCGAAACGCATGGTCTAACAATTCATTGCGTAAGAATGTAGTAAATGCCATATTAATAACTTCCTATTTTTAATCTAAGGCCAGAGCCACTCGCGGTTGATCGACTGCTTGCGGTATTAACTCTAGCCACAGCAGCAGAATAAAGAGCAGCCCATGTTGAGGCTCTTTCATCTTCTTTTAAATAAGGTGCGCTATGCAGCAAAGCACCATACAAATAAATATCGGGGTGATAAGTTAACAACCAGTTTGTAGTTACTGAATCAGAAAGTGTGGGAATCTTTGCGTAATACATTAAGATTGCGCTGTAGTCTGTATCAGGTGTTGGGAATACTTCAAACTGTGACGAGTTCAGACTGTAGTTGGTTGGTGTTCCTACAGCATCATTTCTAGCTGCCCTGGATGTTTGCATTGCAGCCAGCGACATAAAATCTAAACTGGTAGTGCCTGATGTTGTCAGGTGAAAGCGAATAGTCGATAACCAATCTGTAGGTATAGCCGTAAACTGGCTGTCAATGGTTGTTTCTGCTCTTGTCTCCATACGCCAGTGTCTAATCTCATTGTTGATTGACGATTCAGCCAACGATATGAAATCAGGAATAGTAGCCGTTAGATCATCACGATTTAAGAAATTAGCAATTGATGTTTTTAACTCTGTAAATGTTGAGATAGCCATTACAAAGAATACCCACCCTTCTTGATTGGCTTTTTCACAGATTTTTTCTTAGGCTTTTTGGTAATCATGGTGCATCTCCCAAAATTGTTAGCGCATTATACCATATTATGCTAGTCCTTTAACATTCCGTTTTAATGCTCCACGATGTTTTTTCTTAGTTCTGCCTAAATCGCCTGCTGCAAAGGCTTGTGCCATTTGTCTAAGCGCGTCTGCGGCTTCACTGTGGCCCTCGCTTTTATCGGGTATGTGCGACCAGCGTTGCTCACTGTTTGACCACTTGCGTCTGTAGGCTTTGAGGTGTTCTAGCCCTGCGGCACACTTTTCATCATCAATCCAAATATACGGAAACATATCGGCAGTCTGTTGCACACCCCAGTTTAGTTCTTGGATTCGTGGAACTATGCGCCAGCTTGCACCAGGCATTAATTGCTTGAGCATATCCTTTGGGCTTTTATTCTTTAGCTCGCCTTGACGCTTATGGTCGGCATCGTGTGGTAAATACATTTCGCTAAACACTAGGTCAAGGCTTTGTAACCACTTTACTGCGTGGCTATACGGCTCATTCCATGCCTCATAAAAATGTATGCAACGATATTCTAAATTACCAATTTGCTGTACCACCCACACTGCACACCCGTCTGACGCCCCGATGTCCCAAAAAGTCATGCAAGGGTGTGAGGCAACTACTGGCAGTTTACCTATACGCCCATCAGCATTAGCTTTGTTAATCTCACGCAACCAAAATGCCCCTTCTGGAAACTCTAAAAAGTCACCAGACCAAACATGGCCCGAGGTGTCAGGCCGTTGTTCAAAATCTTCTAAACGCTGTTTGTTTAATACTTCGGGGAACCAGGGGTTGTCTTGCCAGCTTATCTTGGTGATCTTGCAATCTTTGGGTGTGTTTTCACGAAATCTAATATGTGTTGCAGATGTTTTAGATTGTGGATTCCAGATTACCCAACATTCGCTGTTTTCTTCGCGGATTGAGGGCAGTAACTTCATGTACGCTTCTTCGCTTACTGTTTCCGCTTCATCAATAAAAGCCAGAATAATACGGGCCTTTGATTTAATGCTATCAATGTTGCGCGTTAGGCCAGCAAAGCTATAACTAATACGCCCGTCTTTGCTTCGTATGTAGTGATCGCCACAATCGTAATAATTGTTTAGGAATGGCACTTCTTGTATAGCGTTCTTTATTTCAGCAAATGATGATTCACTGAGGCTGTTCATGTACTGGCGCAAGCAAAGTATCTGACCTGATCGACCACTCATGCCAAACTTATAACCCCACACCGCAGTCATTAATGCAAAAGCGCGGCTCTTGGCTCCACCCCTTCCACCATAGGCTGCGCGTATTCTCGCCTCACCTTGGAAGATAGGAATTAGTTTTGGTGGCAGTTCAATGTCTATTTCAGTCATTAAAGATTCTCAAACTCTTTAGCAACCAGGTTAATAGTCGTTGGCGGTGTCATGGAGCCGTCACTTGATGTGGTGTCCATTTTATCGGTCTGCCCTAGCCAGTTCTTACCTAGCCATACCAGCATCGTTGCATTACCTTCCATAGCGGTTGAGTATTGGATGCGCCTTAAACTCATACGACCACCTGATTTCTTTTGTCCGATATACTCCGAAAAAAGCAGGCCATGTTCCCTTTTGCAGGCACTAGCTAGGGTGTCGTAATCAATGTCTAACACCCCTGCTATTTCTTCACCTGTGCATTGAATAGCGCACATTTTATCAACCTGTCCCCAATCAATAGGAATGGTTGAACCTTTGGGCCTATGTGGTGGTTTCTTGTCTGTCATGCTGCACCCTCAATTACGTTGTTCATTTCAATGTATGGTTTACCTGTACCTTCGTTAATGGCTTGCTTGCCTGTAAACTCTTGCCAGCGTTTAATAATTACATCACAGTATTTGGGGTCTAGTTCCATGTTGTAGCTAACTCGGTTAGTCTTTTCGCAAGCAATGAGTGTTGATCCACTACCACCAAAAAGGTCTAGCACTAAATCACCTTGTCGAGTTGTTTTGTCTATCGCCTCTTCTGGCAATGCGACTGGCTTTTGAGTTGGGTGCATGTACGTTGATGCTCCATCCTTATCAACTTTCCACACGCTACCGATGCGCTTACCCGTTAATTCAGCGCCCCTATGCCATACAAGGGCAGTTTCATAATCACTTGAAAATGTTTTCTTCAAGTCACCTATGCCACCACCACCTTTAGACCAAATCACTTGGTTGGTTGGGTATCCAAACCCCTCAAACATATCTATCCATGTGGTGATAACTTTCCAGCTAGTCCATACAAAAACCCATCCTGTGCTACAGGCGGCTATCACTGGCGCTATATCAAGAAAAACATCATCGTTTGCTAAAACATCAAATTTATCTTTTCGACCATTCGATTGATAACTAATCCCATAAGGAGGGTCTGTATGCACCATGTCGGCCTTCTTCCCATCCATCAACGTATCAAGCGCATCGATGCTAGTAGAGTCACCACACATTAATCTATGATTACCTAGTACCCACACATCACCTTCGACTGTTGTGGGCGTTTCTGGCGGCTCTGGTACGGCATCCTCATCCGTTAGCCCCTCACCAGGCTCTTCTATCATTAAGCTGGCTAGAAAATCATCATCAAAGCCTAAGAGCTCTATATCAAAATCAAGTTCACCTAGCCTGTCCATTTCTAGCTTTAGCGTGTCTAAGTCCCATCCACTATTTAATGCCAACTGGTTATCAGCAATAACGTAGGCTTTACGCTGCGCTTCTGACAAATGACCTAGCCTTATACATGGCACTTCATCTAACCCTAGCTTCTTAGCCGCCATTAGCCGCCCATGACCAGCTAT